GTTTGATTATTTCCGAAATAAATTTGATTTTTCAATAATAATATCACACGTAGATTCAATGCGTGATATGGTAGATAATTTAATAGAAGTAAATAAAATAAACGGATTCAGCCAGATTTCTCAAGCTTGATATTTATATATAAAGAGTGAAATAATCAATGATAGAAAAAAAACGTTTATATAAAGGTTTACAATTTAAACCAGTTTGGTTTGAGGATACATCATTAACATCACCAAGTTATTTTAATATAACTGAATTTCCAACTAAATTAACAGCTGGTATTAATATTTTTAAAATAAAATTAAATAGAATTGAATTTAGTTTAAATTCAAATATCGATATTGAAGTTTTAGATATTACCGGAGAACCAATTTATGCAGAAGTATTAGATTACATTGATGGTGATACTTCTGCAGTTATTGCAATACATATACGTCGAGGTAAAACTTTAGTAGGTCAGTGTTCTATAACATTAATTGGTGAAGCAAAAAATGTACCAGAAGAATGGGTTGGTCGTTTAAATGTTAAATGGACTCGAAATGTAACGCTTAATCCATATGAAAATAATACAACTGATATTATTTTTACAAAGATTCCTAAATTAGAAATTACAGAACAGGTTGGAGTTCATTTAGATCGTAATTACGATAATACCCAATTTCCAATATATAGTAGTGGTAATATAAAGTATTATTCATTAAATAAACAGCCAATAATTGAAATAATTAATGGTAAATTTAATTCAAATATGGTAAATGGTGTTGTTACAGTTGAAACACCGATTAACGCTACGCCTATACCTACTTTTCCGTATAGTACATCTAAGTTTACTTCCACAATAAAAAAAGTATTATCTGATTCAATAGCATTGTTAGATGCTGAGTATACGTATTTTAATACGTCTAGTTTAGTATCACACACATATGATAGTTTTGAATATTCAGCATATACTATTGATTATGAAGATATACCAAATTACATAGCTACACAAAATTCCGAATCATATGCAATTATTGAAATTAAAGAATTAACTCCTGAAGCTGGTAATGTTTCTAGAATTAAATTATATGCAAATAATGCTGGTACAATAGGCACATGGGAGCCTATTAATGATATACGATGCACAGCACCGGAACTATTTACTACCGATACCACATCAGTGCAATCAAATGACCCAATTGGTTTATTTCGAAATCAAAATTATATTGATACATATTGGGAAGGTATTACATATATAACAGGGTCTATAGCATCACCACCTACACTATTATGGCATACTGCATCATTAATAGATGCAATGCAAATACAAAATCAAGCAGAAATTACATCTAGTAATTCAGTTAGTATTGCAAAAATTAAATCTGAATACCAAACTAAATTTTTTAAAGATTATGAATATAAATTAATAATTGATGCTATATCTGAAAATACAACAAGCATTGATTCGGTATTATCATTATATATGTCTGGCAGTTCGTTTATAGAAAATATAGATGACACACTTAACCCTATATTACCTATTAATTTAGGTAAAAAAATAGGAGAATTACGAACTAATTCAAATTATATACGATATGACGATATTGAATTTAATTTTACTGCAAATTATAGTGGATCTGGAGTTTTATTATTAGTTGTAGAAAATGGAGATTGGAAAGTTTCTAACATACGAACTACTCCAGATTTTGATTTTGGTTATACACCAAATTATACTAAAATACGTACTTTAATACCAACATCACACAAATCAAACAATCAACTTTCTTTTAAAGCAGAATATTATAATATTGCAGGAGTACGTAGCAAACAAGTTAGTTATGCGTATAATATAGATTGGAAAGGTGGTAATAGATATATTGATGGTGAATATTCGATGCTTACTGGTTCATTGTATGTAGCAGACAGTTTAAATAGTGGTATTGCAATTAGTGGTTATGCTAATACTGGTTATGTTAGATCATTAGGGTATAATGGATTTAATTCGGGGCAACCAGGATTTTTACTATGGTCGGGGTCTGCAATGTCAGGATCAGCCGGTTCAAAAGGTGGCGTGCCATATAGCGGTGTAGGATTAGAATTATATGCTAATACCAATAACTATTTTAGATATACAACTAATCCATCAGAGCTAGATGTTCGAACACAAACATTTTTTCTAGGTTCAACATCACCAGCTAACTTTATAAGTGGTAGTGGAGGAAAATTACAAATATCATCTAGTGCATTTATATTAACAGCTGAAGGATCAATAACAGCATCATCTTTTATTGCTCGTAGCGGTAGTATTATACTATTTGATACGAATAATAAATATGCAGATGCATTTAATATTGGTCGTATTATATATTTTGACCAAACAGAATCTTCAATATCAGATTTATCTATGACTACCAGCGAATTCGCAGCTACTACAATGTCCATGTTTCAAACATTTATACTACCAGGTGAAACTGCGATTGGTGTATCATATACATATAAACACGTTAACACAGATAGTAATGCAAATATTATACTGTATCATGCATATATACAGTCAGCAAGTTTAGGACCAATCACCGGCACATCTGGTTATGGTGCATTTTCGACACCTGAACGTATAACTCCAGCTGGAGGTTTAGATATAGGATATGGTGTACCAGCTGGTGAAACGAGGACAGGTGCACATACTTTTAATTTAATTCAATCTACAAACACAATACTTACAAAATTTTGGGGGAAATATGTGCAAATATACTTTACAGCACATAGTCCTAGCACAACCCCAGCTGGCACGTTACATCTTAAGAATTTTGTATATAAATCTAGTAGAATATTAGCATCTATAACCAGTTCATATGAAGATCAATTTCCACCATTCGACATCTGGCCAGGGGAAGATATATTTGAATAAATATCTTTAATTAACAATCTAATATTTATATAAAAAAAGAAATTTATAATGGATAATATCACAGTATTATTTCCAGGAGGCTTCAAACCATTAACCGGAGCTCATATGGATTTAGCTCAACGATATGCTGAATTATCAGAAGTTAGTCGCGTAATTATGTTGATTAGCGGAAAAGACCGAGACGGCATAACACGAAATAACAGTATGCAAATTTTCGATATACTAAATAGTAATCCTAAAATCGAAATGCAACCAACTGAATTTCCATCTCCTATTACGGCTGCATATGAATATTTATTTGCATTACCAGAAGATATTGTTGGTAGATATGCACTAGCCGCATCTGCAAAAGGCGATGATTATGTACGTACAACTACATTTGGCTCTAGTGTTGAAAAATACAAAGAAATTGGCGATAAGAACGGTAGAAAAATTCCTGCGGGTGTAAATGCAGAAATGATGAATGTTAATGTTGAACCATTAATGGCATCTAACGGTGAGCCAATATCGGCAACTACACTTCGCAATGCAATTACAACTCAAGATTTTGAATTATTTACAACAGGGTATCCAAAAACAGATCCAGATAAAATTAAACAAATTTGGACTATATTAACAGGGTTACATGAATCGGTATTTACTGTTGATTGGTGGAAACAAATGTTTGAAGGAGCAATGGGCGAAAAGAATAAAGATCGCCACGATGCTAAAATTAAAAAATTACGTAGTTTTTTAGATTCAAACAAAGGCTCGGATTTTGTTTATGATTTTGATCAGTTTACAAAAACAGTATTCGGTGCACCTATTCTAGAATCCGTATTAACAGAAAATTATATAAGCAGAAAAGAATTAGCTGAAATCGAACCAGTAATCGATGGATATTTTAGTCAATATGGAATCGATGTAGATTTTCAAGGTAAAACTACACATTTTATTGATCAATTAAATAATCCTAGAAATGAAGGAACTATTCGAATAGATGACATAAAAAAATTATTTAAAGATTTAGCAGATAAATATGGTAATGAAATCCGACAACAGATTTTAAGAAAACAACCAACTGCAGTTGAATCTGATTATAAGTTCGATGTTCCAATACATATGCCATTTATGTTAAAATTAGTCGGTCCTAGTAATATTAAACTTATTCCTAGAACGATTAAAGCACAGCGCAGACGTTGGCAATCAAATAATCCAAAAGATCGTATCTATACAATAGAGACAGTTAATCGCCCCGGAAAATTAATCACAGAAGGCGGTGCTGCCGGTCATATGAGTCACCCATGGGACAGTCATGATTTGACATTTGGGGATATGAAAGAAATTGTTCGTAGAGGTTTAAGTGGACGACTTGATATTGAAGAAGCAGTAACTGAAAAAACTGATGGACAAAACATACAAGTAACATGGAAAAATGGACAAATTGGATTTGCTCGTAACAAAGGTACAATTGTTAATCCAATGACAACTACTGAGTTACAAGCTAAATTTGATAATCGAGGACCTATATCAGAAGCATTTGGCGAAGCTGGTAATGATTTACAACAAGCATTTGCAAAAATAACACAAGATCGGTTAAATGAAGTATTCAAAGAAGGCCGGGTATTTGCAAACATGGAAATTATATATCCTGCAACTAAAAATGTAATTTCATATGAAGTAGCAGTATTACAATTTCATAATTTAGTTGAATATGATGAAAAAGGTAATGTTACAGAAACTGATGCTGCAGGCGGAGCACTTATACAACAAATAGTAAAAGACGCAAATGCAGATATGCAAAAAACATTTCAAATTATTCCGCCCCAACAAATTAAAATGGGTCGCGTAGATAATTTTGAAGATCAAGAAGCTGCATTAATTAATGAAATTGATCAATTACGAAATACATATAAATTACAAGATACAGATCGAGTTACTGAATATCATAGAGCATGGTGGAGTAATATTATACGAACTAAATCGCAAGAGTTAGGATATGATATACCAGATGATGTTACAAATGTATTAGTTTATAGATGGGCATTCTTTAATAAAGAAACCACACTAACTACGCTTAAAAAAATGATAACATCTCCGGAATTTTTGGCATGGGTGTTAGAAATGGATAAAGGTGAATTTAAGCGATTATACAAGGAAAACATGGAACCATTTGAATCTATATTTCTGAGATTAGGTGTAATTGTATTGCAAAATGCACAAAACTTTTTAGCATTAAATCCGAGTGAAGCAGTTCAACAAATTAAAACGGAATTGGCCAAATTGATACGAGAATTGCAACAAAGCAGTGATGTTAAAACATTAGACAAATTAAAAATAGAATTACGACGAATTGAAAAATTAGGAGGATTTGATGCAATTGTTCCATCCGAAGGCGTAGTGTTTGTATATAAAGGACAAACATTTAAACTTACAGGAGCATTTGCACCAGTAAACCAAATTTTAGGGGTATTAAAATATTCACGATGATATTTATTATAAAATTAAGGTAAAGGATTATGGCTGAAAAACATAAAAGCAAATATAAAGCACCAAAAGATCTAGAAAAATCACAAAAACCAAAACCTAGAAAAGATCTTAAAGATTATACTGAAGATGATAAAAAAGGTGCATTAAACCCAAAAACTACAGGTGAAAAACAAAGCAATGTTTTACGTAAAACTGATAAAGAAGTTGTAGATACTGGAGATTTGTTTGTTAAATATAACGCAGACGATCGTTTATATAAAGATTTGGAAGATGGTGAGTATGATCCGAAACATGCTGCTAAAATTTTAAAGAAACGTCAAGACACTGACGAAACCGACAATGCTAAAAATATCAAAGATAAAATTGAAAATTTAACACGCGAACAAAAAGAACAATTTGTTAGAGAATATATTAGACGTAAAATTAATTTAATTTCAGAACAGGCTACACCCGAAGATGAAACGAGTACAGATCCATTAGCTGCAACAGATACTACCGCACCTACAGACACTGCAACACCAACGCCAACTGAAACACCAACACCAACTCCAACTGAAACACCAACACCAACTCCAACTGCACCAACAACTGATGTTACTACGCCAGCACCAGAACCAGCTACTGCTGAAGAATTAGAAAATCGATATTTAAATACTGCAGCAGCCGAATTGAAAAAACAAGGAATAATCGAAAAACAAGAATCTATCGAACATATGATTAACAAATCATTAAATGGATTGGAACTTAAAGATCGTTTATGGTTTTATAAATTACTAAGAAAATACGTACTGTCATCGATTGCTGACACAATTGACGAATATAAAGCTGATAAAAAATAAAATAAAAAAAAAAAAGTTATATGTCAAAAAAGTTACAGAATATTAAAGCTATCCAACAAATGTTAGATGGTACACACAAGTTTCAAACTAAAAAAACAGTTGGATTTAGCGACGCTGATGCAACAGCCAAAAAGAATGAACAACACGAAATTGGTGATGTATGGGAAGAAACTGATCCGGTAACCGGAGTTATAACAGTTATAGAACAACGAGATGGTTTTAGAATACGTAAAACAAAAAATTCTGAGATATTTCAATCAATTAGAGAAGAATTAAGATCTTTTCCGAACTGTCGCAAAGAAACATGTACATGTATACAACAATCTTCAAAAATTCACCCATTGGATGATAAGATGCGAAAAATACACGGAATGTGTTTTGATTGTGTTATTGAAATGGAACATGAATTGAAAAAAGAAGGTAAGTATGCGGAGTATGAAAAAAAACGTATATATGATAATGCAATTGCCTGGTTAGCTTCTGCAGAAAGAGATGTTGAGTTATTGAAACAAACATATACTCAAGCAATAGATTTCGTATCGAATACAGATGGTGCAACAGAAACATGGTCAGCTAAAATGACACCTGAAGAATTTGAAGAAAATATACAAAAACATTTTGACAAATTTAAACAAGATTTTATAAATAAATTAAACGGAGAACAAGAAAATGACTAATTATATAAGTATCGTAGCAGGAGCATTAACAGTTATAATAGCATGGTTTGGTATTAAAACATGGTTAAGAAAAAAACAAAACAATCAGCAACAAACAAAATTACAAACTGATATAACTAACACAGTTAAACAAGTAGCAGTAGATCAAGTACATATCGATGTAATCGAAGATGAAAAAACAAAAATTGAAGAACAGATCGAAGCTGTAGAAAAAGAATTACAAGCCCAAGATGTAAACCCACAAATTACAGATGCGGTTACGGTCGAAGAAGCAAAAGAAAATATTATCAAAAAAACCAATAGAAAACGAAAATATAAAAAGAAAGAAGTAAAATAATGAAAAATATTTTAATATTATGTATGTTATGCTCGTTCCTTACAGTTGCACAGAAAAAACAAAAAATAGATACTTGTTTTACTAAACAACAAATATTAGATATTTCATTTACATTAGATTCATTAGAACAAATAAATGAACATAAGGATTATATAATATCTAAACATATTTTATTAGATTCTTTAAAAGAAACTAGATACCGATTATTAAAAGATCAATACAGTTATTGCACAGCACAACGAGATACATTACATACTACATTAACTGAATACATTAAACAACATGAGCCGGAAGAACCAAAATGGTATGATAATAATTTATTGTATTTTATAAGCGGAATTTTATTAACAGCATTTATATTAAGATAACATGCATAAACCAAATATAAAGCAAGTAATACAACAGCAGTACTTAAAATGTGCTGCTGATCCTGTATTCTTTATGCGGCAATATTGTTACATACAACATCCAAAACGAGGTAAAATTAAATTTAATTTATACCCATTTCAGGAAGATTCATTAACAGAATTACGAGATAATCGATATAATATTATATTAAAATCTAGACAGTTAGGTATATCAACTTTAACTGCTGGATTTGCATTATGGTCTATGTTATTCAATGAAGATTATAATGTATTAGTAATTGCAACGACACAAGAAGTAGCAAAAAACTTAGTTAACAAAGTTCAGATAATGAACGAGATGTTACCTAGTTGGTTAAAAACAGAAATTGTTTCGAATAATAAATTATCATTGAAATTTAAAAATGGTTCGCAAATAAAAGCAATTTCTAGTGCATCTACCGGTGCTCGTTCAGAAGCATTATCATTGTTAATTGTAGATGAGGCTGCATTTATTCGTAACATCGAAGAAATATGGATTGCATCTCAAGCAACATTATCTACAGGTGGGGGTGCAATTGTATTATCAACCCCAAATGGTGTAGGTAACTGGTTTCATCAAACGTGGGCAGATGCTGAAGCGGCAATTAATGGGTTTCATACTATTAAATTGCATTGGGATGTGCATCCAGAGCGAGATCAGTCATGGCGCGATGATCAGACTAAATTATTAGGTGAACGCGGTGCAGCACAAGAATGTGATTGTGACTTTATTAGTTCAGGTCACACTGTTGTCGAAGGTAATGTGTTAATGGAATATCAAAATCAATGTGAAGATCCAATTGAACGTAGAGGATATGATGGTGCATATTGGATATGGGAGTACCCAGATTATTCTAAAGATTATATGGTAGTAGCTGACGTTGCTCGAGGCGATGGTGCGGACTGGTCAACGTTTCATGTTATTGAAGTCGAATCTATAACACAAGTTGCAGAATTTAAAGGTAAAATATCTCCTAATGAATTTGGAAACATGTTAGTTGCCGTTGCATCAGAATGGAATAACGCATTACTAGCAATTGAAAATGCAAATATAGGATGGGCTGCAATTCAACCTGCATTAGATAGGGGATATCCAAATTTACATTATACATACCGAGATGATGGTTATGTAGATGCGGAAGTTCAATTAAAGAAAAATTATGACACTCAAGATAAATCTAAAATGGTTCCTGGTGTTACTACATCTAATAGAACAAGACCATTAATGATATCTGCATTGGAAATGTATATGAGGGAAGGCAGCCCTAAAATACGCAGTAAACGGTTAATACAAGAACTATTTGTGTTTATATGGTTAAATGGCAAAGCACAAGCACAGACAGGATATAATGATGACCTCGTAATGGCGTATTGTATTGCATTATGGTTACGAGATACTGCATTGCGATTAAGACAAAAAGGAATTGACTTAAATAAACGTGCATTATCTCAGTTTCAAAAAACTAGTCCCGTTATATATACTGGCACAAATAAACCACAGAGTACAGGATGGGATTGGAACCCAGGTGATGGTGAACAGCCACTGACATGGTTAATTTAACGCCTGGTTTTGTATATGCCTATATTTATATTAAAAAGAAAATATGGCGTCATTAAGAAAACGTTTACAAAATTTATTTCGTACCAATATAATTGTTAAAGCACATGGTAAAGACCGTTTGCGTGTTATTGATACTAATCGACTACAAAGTGTCGGTAATTTAAATCAAACTAAGTTAGCAGACCGATATACTAGACTACACGGTGCAAATCGCCATCGAGTTGGTGGCATGGGTGGATATGATTCTAATTATTATATGCATCAGAACCGTATGCAATTGTATGTGGATTATGAAATGATGGATAAAGATCCTATTATTTCTTCAGCATTAGACATATATTCAGATGAATCTACACTTAAGGATCAATTCGGTGATATATTAACAATACGAACAAACAACACGAGAATTCAAAAAATACTTTATAATTTATTCTATGATATATTAAATATTGAATTTAATTTATGGTCATGGATTAGACAAATGAATAAGTATGGCGATTTCTTTTTAAAATTGGATATCGCAGAAGAACATGGTGTTATTAATGTACGACCATTTTCTAGTTATGAAATGGAACGGTATGAAGAGTTTGATGAAGCTACTGGTGAATATACAATTAAATTTAAAAACGTAGCTGATCCAAATGATCATTATGAAACATATGAGATCGCACACTTCCGTATGCTGTCTGATTCTAATTTCTTACCATATGGTAGATCAATGTTAGAAGGAGCTCGTAAAGAATTTCAAAAACTAATGATGTTGGAGGATGCTATGCTTATACATCGTATAATGCGTGCACCAGAAAAACGTATATTTAAAATTGATATTGGTAATATTCCACCAAATGAAGTTGATAGTTTCATGGAACAAATTATCAATAAAATGAAAAAGATTCCACATATTGATCCACAAACAGGAAATTATAATCTTAAATTTAACATTAACAACATGTTAGAAGATTATTACTTACCAGTGCGCGGAGGTCAATCATCGACTACGATTGATACATTGCCTGGTATGACATTTACCGGAATGGATGACATTGAATATGTTAAACATAAAATGATGGCCGCATTGAAAGTGCCTAAGCCATTTTTAGGGTATGACGAAGGCGTTGAAGGTAAAACCACATTGGCATCCATGGATATTCGTTTCGCTCGTACAATCGAACGTATACAGCGAATAGTGCTGTCTGAATTAGGTAAAATTGCAATAGTTCATTTATATACACAAGGTTTTGGAGGCGAAGATTTAATTGGATTTGAATTAGATTTAACTGCACCATCAATTATATACGATCAACAAAAAGTTGCTTTAATGACCGAAAAAGTTAATTTAGCAAACACAATGAAAGATATGAAATTGTTGTCAGATCGATACATATATGAATTTATATTTAATATGTCAGAAGACCAATGGTTACAAGAACGAACTGATGTTATTGAAGATCTTAAATTAAGATTCCGTCAAAATCAAATTGAACAAGAAGGAAATGATCCAGCAATTACCGGAGTGTCGTACGGCACACCTCATGACTTAGCAACAGTTCATATGTCTAGCAACGAAGTTGAAGAAAAAGACAAAGGAGGTCGCCCACCAGAAGGAATTAAATTTGGACAACATAAGAATGCGTTCGGATGGGATCCGGTAGGTAATAAACAATTGAAACAGGATTTTGATGTAGAAAATCAAAAAAATGCATTTCAGCCAGATCCTAATATACGAACTAATCGCAATACGATTAAAGCAGAACACATCGTAAAACATATGCCAAACATAAAAACATCTAAAATAATAACAGAATCATTTAATACCGCAAAATCAGATCCAGATTCTGGGACAATGTTAGATGAAAACAATATTTTATAATACAAACATATTTATTTAAAAATAAGAAAAGTAAAGCGTATACGATGAAGAAATTAAAACATTCGAAGTATAAGAATACCGGAATTTTGTTTGAAATGCTTGTTAGGAAACTAACATCTGAAACAATGACTTCTGACAAATCTGTTACTATAGATATAATTAAAAAATATTTTGGACGTAATACTGAATTATCGCAAGAATTAAATTTATATAATTCATTGTTAAAAGAGCAAAGATTTAAGACAGAAGCAAGTGCGTATGAATTTATCCGAATGATAAAATCGGCACATAGTAAATTAAATCAAAATGCATTACGTAGACAACGATATAATTTAGTAAAGGAAATTTCAGAAAAGTTTAAATTTGATGATATTTCAAAAATACATATCAATAACTATAAAGTATTAGCATCTATTAACATGATATTTGAGAACGAAGAATCAGATAATCCAATTCAGTTAATGGAATGTAAACGAGTTATTGCTACTAATTCAATGTTAACTGAAACAGTGACAACAAAAAAAGATCCAGTTTTAGAAAAATTCGAATCACAATCAAAAGATGTTCGTTTACTAACATATAAGTTATTAATTGATAAATTTAATGAAAAATATTCTGGATTAACTGAAGATCAAAAACAGTTACTAAACAAATATGTTACTAATGTTAATAATACTACAGTATTAAAAGAATACGTCCAAACAATAATTCCTAAAATTAAAAAACAATTATACACACAAGCAAAATTAGTTGACGATGCAGTTGTTAAGATAAAAGTAGAGAAATTATCAGAAATGCTTTGTAATGTAAAAAATTTAAAAACAATCAAAGAATCTCACGTGTTATCATTGTTACGTTATTTTGATTTGATTAAAGAATTAAAGGAGGTTCATGCATGAAAAGTTTTTTGCAACAATTAGACGAAGCATTTGAATTATATGAAGAATCTG